CGACTACCGCTGGATACATGATCCCTTGATTAGCAATTGAGGTATCCTGAACTACAGGCAAGATTCTGGCGATAGTTATAGTCCAACCTGTTGGCAGGGGCGACCCTGAAGCTGGGTAAAGGACTTGACCGCCTGTAGGGGTTGGGTCTGCGCCAACTAATGGATTAAGTGTGACAACATACCCACTTGCTGGAATAACAGTAGAGACACCACTTAGATCGGTAGTAGTGACTTGAATAAAGTTAGCTGCTGGAACAGCGAAGTTAAAGGTAAACGAGGTTGTTGCCCCATTACCTATAAAGGCGACCTTGCTACCAGTGCTAGAGACTGTCATAACACTATCACCACAGGGCGTTCGCTTGTGTCACTGTGTCCGCAAACTGATTAACACCGGAATGTGCATTCAAGGTCAGCGAGGGATAGATACCTTGATCAGTTTGCGCTGTCATAACGATATAAGGCATCATTGCTAAGGTATCACCACCGCCAAGAGCCGTGCCTATGGCAACAACATGGGCCCCTGTCAACCAGAATGGCACAGCCAATATTGTATCACCAGCCTGATTACCAGCTATTGCCGTAGCTGTAATATGACGAAGGCCAGTAGTTTTCAAATTAACAGTCTGACTTAAAGTAGCCGGATAGGTTATTCCACCAGCTGTCTTATAACCAAATAGATTTATAAAGAATGAATATGTAGTAGCTGCTCCAGTGTAAGGCCGTAGCACATTAATATCCAGATAAAGCAGGTTTCCTGCTAGCCGTACATAGCGTTCTGACGTACCTACACTAAGTGGATTCCCAGCATATGCTCGCCTAAAATACGAGTACAGTGGGATATCTGGCGGTGCTCCTGCCATATCAGCTACCGTTCGGCCTCCAGTACAATTGATCACGGTCAATCTAGCACATGGATGTGGTTGGTAGTTCATCACGTTGGTGACGGTGAAACCCGTAGGTGTTCCTATGGTAGCAGAGTTGCTGAGAGTATAAGCGCCAAGTTGATTTGATGGTACACCAGGGATCTGAGTTATGGTTGTCCCACCAGGCAACGTGCCTCCAGTAATATTCATACCAGCTAACGGCCATGCATCAGAGGGAGCAACCGCAGTAGCAGTTAGTATATTACCAGCAACAGTTCCTGTAAGTGTTATTGCCGTGTTTGGGAAAGCTGGGAGATCGGTATCGACGCTGAATGCACCAGCGCCATCTACATAGACATCCAAGACTGTAAAAGCCTTCATTATTCCCGAAGTAGCACCGACATTAATAGTCCCACCAGCGCTAGCGTTAGTAATAACAGTCGGAGTAGCGCAGAGTGCAATCTTGGCGCCTGGAACCGCCCATGGCAGGGGGCAGACTGCTGGCGTAGCACCGCCTGGGGCTCGCCAAGTGCCATAAGGAGTTGTGCCTCCTATAGGAATTGATAATGTACCATTTGTAAATGTAACTTGGCCAGTAGAGACAGTGGTTCCTTCCTGCATCCCATCAATAGTTTCCCCAATATATGAGTTGATCAATGTAACACGATCCGTTGCACCATACACAGGGCCAAACTGAAGCTGCTTGGTTATAAAACTATCCTTTACGACTGTCTCTTTTGCAGTGCCAGCTAAACCACTCATCAGCTTACAACGCTCAACGAGCATTTTATTGACGGACGCTGTTTGTAGGCGAGGGTAAGAGGTTTGATCGAATACACAGTCGACATACTCAATTGTGTCGATCATCTTGTCGACCTCGGGAACGCAGTTATGGAAAGAACAACGCTCCATGGTGAACTTACGTACAACAGCCGGAGATGGTCCACTGTCGAACGCCCATCCATACATCTCGCAGTCAATAAGCCTGACAGTGCGCATGCCGCCGATCGTGCCCTCAGTCACGCCGTAGATGTTCAACCCACGTACTTCAAGCTCTTGATCAAACCCATCACCCAATTGCACAATCGTCCCTGGCCCATCAACAGACCCACTCCAGCCAACACCAGTCCCTGGAGTAAACTTTGGATAAGTCGAACGGTAGTTGTATTGCAGGCGATCATAGAAGGTAATAATTCCCGTGCCTGCGTCTACCGATTGGATCTTAAGAAACTCGAAGGTAGATGGGTTCCAATTGGCACCAGCATTCTGCTGCATGTCAACCCCCATCAAGCACACCCAAGAATTCACGTAGAAGTTGACCGCCTGTGCTGGAGTTATCAATGTAACAGAACTTTGTTGATGCCCGCTGGTGTTGACATCAGTCGTCTGAAACTGAGTATGGTAGCACCATAGTGAAGCAGCTGTATTAGCATTCTGATCTCGATCGGCTCCGCCATAGAAATTGATGTTGGTTGCTATACGTGTGCCATAAGCCAACGCTCGTGTCCGCTTCAAACCACAATTGATACCCGGAGCCATGTTGTTGCTAGCAGCGTAATTTCCTGGATCCCAGACAAAGTCAGTCCAGCTCTCACCGTAGGTTGTATATGAGTGAGTACCAGACTGTGTGCCGCTGGTGGCGATAGCTGTACCTTTGATTGACATAGCAGACGAGCCATTAAACAATGGAGTACTAGTGATCTGAAATGTGGTTGGTGTCACTGTGCCATAGAGGACGTAGTATATTTGATTAGCGACAATTCCAGTAGGCAAAGCCCCAGTCGTCTGGAAACTGATCGCCATTCCATTGCGTAGACTATGCTGCATTAATGGTGCACTTATAGCCACGGTAATGACAGCGGGACTAGCAATTGAGATACTCACTGTCCCGCTGCTAGGTGTGCCCGCCCTTTCGGCACCAAGCCCGCCAGATGGCGCAGCTATCGTCGCCAGATATTTGCTAAAATTCTGGAATGGAACAGCGTTGTCTGCGGTGGTCGGGTCAATGCCAAACTGTGCTGTGTGAATTGGATGACTGGGGACCAGCTGCCAGTAAGATGCGTCCAAGGTAGCTGTCGGAAAAGTCTTGAAAACAGCTACACCCAACAATGCGCCATCTGGAGCTGTGGCAGTATCCAATATTGGACTGAACGTAACTGGATTTGTACTATTAACAACCGCACAAGCAACAGCATCCCGTCCAAGTATCTGTGGCTCTAAATCTATCCAGCCTGCTGGCAGAGTATAGCTCAAACTCCGTCCGGTGTTGAAACTTGAATTTGTGAAAGACATCCCAATGGCAAATGCTGGCGACCCTGTTAATGCAGCTGTGGTAACTGATGGCTGTAGTCCAGCAGCAAACGATCCTGATACTGCTACCTTATCCAATACTGCTCCCTTGAATGTAGGACAACAGTAGACATTCAATTGAGGCTGCCCACTGACTGAAGGATTAAAACCGCCCATTGTAATGGTGCTTCCAGCAGCTGCAAAAACAGGATTTGAATTATAATAAATAGCGAAAAGCCCAGTGCCACCACTATCCGCGGTCACAGCCGTGGAGTAAGTATTACCAACACTATCAGTAACACTCGTAGGAAATTCAGCACCCACTACATTGCACCAAAGAATTGTGATGAATGTAAAACAGCCTGCAAGTATAGGCTGATCCAGCCTGAACACATACGAATGGTTAGCTACTGTGTCGTAGGTCGTAACAAAACAAGTGACGGGGACACCCCCAGATGTAAAACTTGGAGGAATAAGAGGCCGGACCGTTCCATCACCCACATATAGAGAAGGCAGGCTGGAGACACGCTTATAGTTGGATGCTCCTCCATCACTAGGATTTTTATTGCCCGTAACTGCAAGATTAACTACACTATCTGGGATAACGGCCGCTTGTGCTGTTGCTGGAGTCTGAAACACAGGCACGCCAAGGGCTGCGATTGTGCCTCCTCCTCCGCCGCCACCAGAACCACCAACGCCAGAACTAACATTATACCATCCACTCATATCACGCAAAGGAAGAAGACAAAGAACTTGATTAGCAGCCGACATCACAATAGAGGCAACGGTCTTATCAATAAATTGCCCAGCTGCCGGTGTGACTGTGATGTTGGCCGTAGCAGCATTGCCACCAAGGTCTTTAACTACAATAGCTCGTTCAAACCCTGTAGCGGGCATGTAGGCAGTTTCTTGTACCCACTTCCTAACATCAGGCAAGTTAATGGTAACAGCGCCCATAGAGTCGACCATAACCACTCCAGTGCCTGGAGCTACGGCGTAAGTCCCACCGCTCATTATGGACTGAGAGGGATTGACTCTGACGTTAACCCAGCCTAAGGTCGGGCCTAAGTTGACCCTAACTACCTGCTCTGGATTACCGCTCTGATCTAGATCCACTTTAGATACCCCAATATGTCCGTGCGTTGGCAGTAAGAGAGTTGACAGTTGCCGTTACAAACGGAGTGAATGGAAACAAACCAAATTCCACCGAACTTCCTGTCAAAGGCTGAACACCAGAGGCTCGTGTCATATAGTTCAAATTTGTGCCAGTGAAACCTACACTTGTAGCACCCGCCCCACCACCTGCCACACCATTAGCATATGTCTGTTGGGCGTTTGTCGTGTCGGTGCCACCTAGAAGCGAGTACCAAGTACTGGTCACGGTGGTCACTGATGCCGTAGCCGCAGAATTAAGATATGTAAAGGCAGATGTTCCACTGGAAAATGCAATTCCACTATTACCGGCAGTGTCCCAACCGATCACATCCAGTGTTGTCGCATCTGTAGTCTGGGCTACAGTAGCAAAGCACCATGGGGTAACCAAGCTAAAAGTACCGACTTGTAAAAGGAAGGTGCCATTACCACGCATGACCGGATGCGTCCCCAGCCCATTCAAAATAAACGCTGGCTGCGCTGCTACTGTTGGCTGCGTCCAATTGAGACCATTGCCGCTCTTATCATAAAGTGCAGTTACAAACAGATTTGCGGCACCCTTGAAGGTAGTGATTGATGCAACATCAAGATCACCATTCGATAACGTATTAAAGTCCTGCTCTAAGTTATCACTATCCCTACGCAGCCTGATTGCTTGAGTTCCTGCCGTCGCTGCGGAATAAGCACGCAAACCACCCCAGCATTTTGCGCCCGGAGAAATGTCTCCCGGCCCGGTATAGGCAGCACTGGCCTTAGGCATAAAGAGCGCTGGTGCAAGAGCAGGAATCATTGATGTGCTGCTATGCGGTAGCCACTAGTACCATTGATACGCCATATGCTGATAGTGAATCTGTTAGCGCTAGTGGTAGTAAGAGCATCGCCTGTGTTAGAGCCTACACTAAAGCCAGTGAATGTAATAGCTCCAGCACTAGCTCCGTTAGTCACTAGTAACATACAGGAGCCATCATTAGCTGGTGCCGTGATGGTGAAGGCTCCGTTATTGGCGATGAACTGAAGTGGACAAGCTCCACAGTCTATAGTTATATTACCAGTAGTTAGCGCCTTTGATGTTACATTAGCGCCACCAGAGACCGTTTGATCTGCAACATCGAGTGTAGCTGGTATCCCTGCTGTTTGGCCAACAACACCAGCATTATTAACAAGTCCCCGACCACTAATTCCACCTGAGACTGTAGACGTTCCTATAGTGATGCCAGATGAGCCTCCGACTATAGCCGCCACATCAGCTACAGTCAGGCCTCCAAGTTCCTGATTAGTGACTTGGAATTTAAGGGTGTCAGCCATTACAGCCTCCTAGCAGAAGCCTTCTTCTTCTCCAGAAGCTCCACTTGAAGAACTGCATTTAGGTCCATAAGCTGCTTGACTTGCTCTTGCAGTTCTTCGAACTTCTTTGGGTCAACACCCTTTATCGAGACATTGGGAAGAGGTTTGTCTGCTTGAACCATCTTAGTAGCCATCAGCTGAGCTATTTCTCTCTCGAAGTCACTTAGGCGACTCTCTGAGTAAGTCATGTTTAGGGAGTCGATTGGATGCTTCCAGTTGGCTCTGTGTTCGTTAGAGATTTCCATGGCCTCATCATCAAGCGGCTCCATGTCCGGAGTTGGAGGTCCAGTAAAGACAACATCTCGTCGATGAGCAGGGTCAAAGCGATTGGAAACTACAATCCCGTCTGGGTCATTCCAATCTTGCACCCAAGTTGGATTTAAGTACAAGGGAACTTCATAAACCTTCCTAGCGGCTCGCCCAGTTTCTCGATCAGATTCCTTATACTCCCACTCTATCCCAGGCACGCTGAGATAGTGGGCATCCTTTAACATCCATCTAGCCATGTTAGCCCTCTACACTGTTGACGCCAGAGATTGTACATGGAACTATATATCCAGCAAAGACACTAGCATTCTTGATAGTTGTAGCTGTCCCATCAAGTGGGATCAGCATCGGCGACATGGACGCTGACTGGCCACAACTAGCCCACACCACATCTCCGGCTACGGCATTGCCTGGAGTATCGGCGAAGATTGTACCTGCTTTATAGCGAGCGTGACCGATAACGAAAGCAGCTTGAGCTCTAAACCTAGCCATTCGATTTACTCCTACTTAAGAGAGGCAACTAAGCAACGTAAGCCAAACCTTAGCATCTCCACCCGACTCATGCGCCACTTGGTCTTAACCTCAGGGTTTAGATCTTCGATAAACATAACACCATCAACATACTTGATTAGGGGTCCTGTGTTGTCGAAGAACAGCGTCATAGCGTTTCTCCTAGAATTGGCCGTAACTAACTACGGCGTTGATTGGACCCGTGCCAGTTATGGTATGACATAGCTGAGCACCTTGCGCAGACGAGAACCAGACATCACCCGGTCTACTAGTCAAGACTCCATTTATGCCAAGACTAAAGACAGGTGTTACGTTAACCACGTTAGCATTGCAGTTAGTGCCTGTGCCAACGGTTAGCTGGTAAGTCCCGGCAGCTGCGCCTGCGTTGATGTCATAGCCACAGATGTGGATAGCTTGAGTAGCTACAGCAGCCACTACTTGCACTAGAGCAGTAGCACCTGCACTAACTACAAAGGACTTATTGCAATATAGTGCAGATGGGCCTGCCTGCTGGGCCTTTGCTGGCTCACCACAGCCATAAAGCAGAAGTGAGCCAACAATAACTAAGAACCTTAACATCATCGCACCCTGAACCATTTAAGAGCAGCGAAGTTGAACTGCCACTCCACAGTAGTGCCAACAGATATGGTTTGAGCGGCGAAGGCCACTGGCAGGGTTTGGTTTTGTGGCGAAGTCCCGGCTGTTACCGTGACCATTGTCGTTAAGGTAGTGTCGGTGCCTACTGTGATGATCTCTCCATCGAACGCTGGGTTAGGGAGAGTTATGGCCCAGGTAGTAGGCGCTGCCCCAGACCACATTAACGTACTATTTGCATTGGTTGCTGTGGTTACAAAGGCACCTGCCCCTGAGACAACAGTAAGGGCTGATCCATTCCTTACTAGGTTTATGCAAAGGAACTGACTAGGACCGCCCGGGCCTTGCCCGGCATTCCAGCACTCATTACCAGAGACATTGTTCTGAGTTACTGGTTGAGCCCAGAGGACGGTGGAGAGGGCAGCAAGAGCTGCCCCAACCAACCAACTTCTGTATTTGCGCATTAGTTGTTAACCACAACGCCTGGAGGATAGCCACCATGGATAAAGTTAGAAGTGGCATTGTATACAAGATCGTGACGATCAAGAACAATCCAAGCCTTTATTGTGCCGCCACCACTAGCAGTACCAACAATGGTGTAGGCCAACTGAAGGAATCGAGGGATTGGCTGCCCAGGCGGAGGACGTGGGACATCCATGTCCAGTAGGCGCTGCCCAACGACAAGACTGGCAAGCGGTACGACAGGCGACGAGTACCAAGTCACGAAGCCAGCAGGAGCACCAGCGCCATTATCTGGCGAACCCTGTAAGCTGACTTGGAGCGAAGTAAGGCCAGCAAATGCTGTTGTCACAAGGACTAACAGCTTCATGGCCGGATCGTCACCAATGCCAAGATCCCTTGCACCTTGCCCAGAGGCAAGGATAGGGATACCAGCCAAATGAAGATCGATGATGTTGCCGCTACTAGCCGAGGTTGTTGGAACATCACCAGCCGCAAGGGAGAACGAAAGTAGTCCATCAAGAATCATGGGTTATCTCCTTATACAACTCTAGCTTCGTTGTTTAGAATGGCATCGCAGGTTCTGATCGGGATGCCACGGAAGGTAGTGATGGGCTTACCGTCGAACTCCTCAATGCGAAGCAAGACGTTTGTCTTGTTCATAGCTTGGAGGTCGAGGTAGGTCCTTAACACACGGTTTGCGTACATGACAGTACGACCCATGTTCGCCCTGATTTCAGGAGTATCAGAAGTCTGCACGACCGTAGCTCCTGCTGGGGCAGTTGGTAGGCGATACAGACCTCGTACCAGGAGGTTGATAAGGTTAGCGGCATTGACGCCGGTAAGCTGTGTGACATCAATGTTTGCCAGACGTACGACATAGCGCCAGTCTCTGCCGACAAGGCCTATCTCCCACTTAAAGTGATCTCTATAGGCTTGGTAGGTATTACCTGCGGCATCTTGGACGGGCCACTCTCCCATATCTCGATGCTGAAGGCCTGTGATCTTGCCTTTAGGAAATGTAGCGTGGGTTGTATCAGGACCCCAAACTACGATCCAGATACTCGAGTTGGTAGAAGCTGTGCCACCACTATCTAGGACGTTTGCGGCAGTCTGAGAGTTCGCCGCATTGACTGTGGAGTACCTCGGTGAGAAGCCAGTAAAGCGCTCTGGATTGATGAACTGGTTTCCGTAGACCAGAGTGGCAGCGACTTGTTGTGACATGCCCTCGAGGAATGCCTTAACCTCCGATAGGCGGAAGTCAGCTGTATTGCCGTTGAGATCGGCAACGTCCTTGTCGATAACTGCGTATGTCTCCAAGTTGCCACAGGTATCAACAATCTGCGCCGTCGTTGATTTAGCATTAGGGACACCTGTATTCAGCTGCCGCCATGTAGCTTGTGGCAAGCCAGTTCTGACGGTTGTTTTATGCCCGGTCGGAAGGTTGCCCTCGACAACAAGCATGTCATCGAGTATTTCGTTAGTCTGCGATAGAAGCTCGATGATGGTGGCTACATGGTAGCCGTCATCAAGTCGCTTAGCCCAGTCCGCATAGGTTAGGGCAGTAGAGCCTATAGTAGCCATCTGTTATCTCCTGTTAAGTTTGGCTCCTCTGCTTTGGGCCCATCTGAGCTTGGCTGTTCATCCTCTCATGAGGCTGGGCTACGGCAAATTGTCTAACGAATTACTTCTTATGAATAAGCTTGTCGAGCATACGCTCTCCTTCCATTTTGTTACACACATCCTCAACTATTGATACTAATTTATCCACTGTCGCTCCTTTATGTAAATATTTCCTATATAAGATCTCACAAACATCTCTAACAGCTTTATGGTTTATATCTGAACAGCGCCTACTAGCATCATCAAGCATCTGTCTAATTTCCTCTATAAGGTTGTTACTTGCAAACTTATAGCTTCTATCAACCTCATAAGCACCCGCAGCAGCAGGCGCAGTGTTAGGATCTGACTCAAATTCACCATTCCTTCTTCTTCTGTTATACTTATCTAAAGAGTCTGACATTTATCCACTCCTGGGCTACGGCAAATTCGGGAACATGGCCCTAGCACCCATCCCCGATGTGGCGCCTGGACGTTGTTGACCTGCTGCTGAGGGGCCTCGTCCTGCGACATGGCCACCTTCAGTTATCATTTGTGCTAGCTTGTAAAAGGCCTTTATAAATGCGGGGTTGTTGCCTGCTCCAGTATAGTCCATAGCGGCTCTAAACTCCGTCGCAAGTCGTGCATCTCCGAGCGAGTCAATAGCTCTGGATATAGTCTGAGTAACCTGGCTAAGTCTCGGGCCAATGGTTGGATCTGATTTGACCTGTTTAACCCATTCTTCTTGAGTCTTACGCCATGCGTCATAAGGAGCATTTACGGCCTCTAGGGTTTTAGAAGAATAAAAGTCAACTAGCTTCTGAGCTTCAGCTTGCGGTAAGTTCATGCCTTTAAATAGCTCGCCAGCTTCCTTAGCGACGCCCTCATTTAGCTCGAAGCCCTCTGGAACTGTGAATGGTTCATATGCTTCCGGCGCCCCTGCTTGGGCCTGATTGGCTAGCGAAGTTCCACTTTGACTAACTAGACTCTTTTCCTCCGTCGGAGCCGAGGTAGTCTCGGTAGTAGTGCTCGTCTGCGGCGTCGTCGTCAGTGGCGTCGTCGTCTGACCCACGTCCCTGATCTCGCCCGTTGGTGTCCTTGCGATTTCGGATGTCTGAGATGGTGCTTCGCTCATTTCTTTCCCTCATCATTTGGATGTAGTGGTCGGGACAGGCTGACATGATGTCCCCAAGCAAATTAAGCCCGACCTCCCGTTGACCTTCCATAAATGCCATTCTAACCGGAACATCGGCGTATGAAGTGGCGAAGATGTGACAGTGCTCGAGGAGTTGGCACATCCATCCACGACCAGCAGCCACTGACATGATCCCGGTGACAATTTCACGTCGCTGCTGTTCTTCAAGCTTCGCTTGTTTCTCAAGTCGACGTACATCCTTCTTGTTTCCTGCGTCGTACATTTATAGTCTCATCGTAGATGGCATCTATCACTATGGCCCTTAGCATCACCTGCATAGAGCAACCATTGCGCATGCACATGTCTTTGAGAACAGTGGCTTCATCATCTGTAAGTCTGCAAGATACAACATGGCCTTTTAGCATTATGCTCCTAGCATCTGCTGTATTGCATTCTTGCCGCCGCCTACATCGACATTACTTAAGTTCTCAGCACCTTGCGAGAGTTTCTGTGCTCGATCGGCCATAGCGTCTTGTTGCTGCTGTTGCTGTTGTTGGGCACGCATTTGACGAATTTGCTGGAGTTGCTGGGGTGTACGAATGATACGAGGATCATTATTCATCAACGTCGA